CTGTTGACCACTCCGAGGATAGCATACAAGATATACGCTTGCTCACTCGCATCAAACCGGGAAAAGTCCCCAGCAAAAACCTTACCACCTTTGGAGGTCAGCTTCTCAGCCAACACATGCCAATCAGTGTACGGGTTAATGCCAGGTGCAAGACCACTCTCAACACAGGAAGCGAACATTGCTGCGAGAAAACAACCAAAGTACATTCGCACCGCGATCACATAATCGAGGGGCGAACCACTTATGGCTCTCGTAGCAATGTTCTCCACCTTCTTGAGGGGTCGCAACTCATCTTTCAGGAAATCCATACAAACAACTGCAGGGCGCTCACCTCTTCGACATTGGTCGATCATTTTCTCAACTCGGTCTCTGAGGTACTCACAGTGCTCGTTGTTCTCTGGAGTCTGATACTCTCCGTCCTTACCGAAATAAGCTGTCTTGCCGGGGTATTCCGGTTCCCACAGCTTAAATGGGTAACCAGGAGATGTCTTCCTGTTGATGGGTTTCAGCTTCAAATGAGGGGGGGGAGACACGGCATCTTCAAAAGTAAGAATACTCTTGTCGTAGCCAGTAGTTTGCTCAAAGAATGGTTTGGTAGCCATCTCAACAATGGCATCAAGATTCTCTATCTCACGAAACTCGGCGGGGGACTGGTATGCCTCCATAGCTCTTGCCATGGGGTATACCGTCTCATCACCGACCTTCTTGGGGTAAAGAATCGCTGGTGCTGTTGGAGAGGGCCCGAAGATCTGCGCATCCTGTATTGGCGACTTCTTTATCTTACTCTTTGTGGCAATGTTGACCGGCTGATCAACAATGCAATAGAAGAAAAGAACCCGCAACAATACCAGCCTGCGCAAGCATCTGTTCCTCGTCCTTGGAAAGTACGCCAACATTAACCATGTTGTCATACTTCATACCAAAGACGAAGTTGTCTATGTACGTGTCAAGATTGGAGCGAGCCTCATAAATAAGCTCGCGGGAGATGACAGTGGCATAACCACTCCTAGAAAGGAGGTTAGCTTTGCCAGCAACATGGATCCCAATGAGACCTGATCCACCATAATAGCGGGAGTCAAAAAGGCTGAGGGGTGCACCACAGTCTCCTGCCGAAGTTGGGGCCGTGTACTTACACAAGCCTTGTACTTCACCGAGATCCTTGACTGGTACACCTGTTGGGACATATTCACAAACACCACTAACATACGTCGCCCTGGATGTCTTAAGATTCTCATCGATCTTAGCAACGTCAAGGCGCACGTCGTTCCTGGTGTTTTTGAACAAACTCTTCAGACGATCCTCAGTCATGAACCGGTTGGTGATGGTT